GGGCTCGATCCGGTTGGGAGTGCTATACATGCGCTCCACCGCCGCCTCCTCTCCCTAGTGAACGCCCTGATCACTTGCCCCGGAGTCGGCCAGGTTGTGTCGGCCATCGGCGACGTCGCCAAGGCCGCTTGCAATCTGGTCCGCAAGGCGTTTAAGTATGGTATGGATTTCGCCGCCTCACACCCTAAGGTTGTCGGGGCCGTTGCATCCATCGCCGCTCTGCTCGGCACGTGGGCTGTGTTCGTCCGGTCCGTGGCCCAGCGTGGCTATAAGAACTATGACCGCAACGATTACAGCCTACGCGCCCACAACCGCAAGCTGGTTGCCAGCAGGGCCCTGCGCATTCCCGCTAGGGTTGCGGTCGCGCAGAGTGGGATGAGTGTTGACCTCGGTGAGGAGTCGTTTGGCAGGCTGGTGGCGCCAGTGGCCGAGAACGTCGTTCGCTTCGTAATCATTCCCCGTGAGGGTGGGCGGCGGTGCGTATTTGGGCTGGCCATTCGCGCCCATGACATCATAACGGTCGCCCACGCTTTCCGCGAGGACCCTACTGATGGCGCCTCACCGTTCCTCCAGGGTGCTAAGGTGCTGCTATCCGCAGCCCGCGACGTGCGGACCGCGGATCTTTCCGTGGCATTCGACGTCAGCGACCTCACGATGGTCTGCTGTGAGGGCGGTGATTATGCTGACCTCCTGGCCGTCCGCTTACCGCCCTTTGCGAAGATCGCCTTGTGGCGCAACATCATCAAGCGCTTCCTACCATCCGAGGAGGCTTTCTGCCTACCCAGCTCACTGGCGACGCCCGTCATGGAACCGGTCTACGACCACGAGATCGGTCCCAAGGCCCCTGGCCTTACACCCAAATGGACCGTTCTCCAGAACGCCCGGGTGGGGGGCGAGTGCGGTTACGGGCCCGCGCTGCTGAGTGCTTGCATCATGACGGATTCGTGGTCCTCAAACGGGCACTGCGGCCTTCCGTACGTGGACAAGCTCGGCAGGATTAGGGGTCTTCACGTGGCCTCCGTCAGCCACTTGCTCAAGAAGAATAGCGTTGGTATGATGGTGGTGGCTGCTGATCTGGACGCCTTTCTAAGCAACTTCGAGGCCTGGACCGGGACCAACCCCGTGGATCCTGAGCTTCCCGCCGCACCCTCCCATCTCGGGTACCACTCCTCCTACTCGTCCAAGTCTTCTCTCACCCCTTCCCCTGTGCACGGTGAGCTGGTGGCCCAGGGTTTAGTGGAGGAGGTGCCGATTCTCGCCGAGGGCAACTGCGACCTTGCGAAGGCCGTGGCGGTTCAGATCGCCAGTAGCTACCTGCGGTTCCCCCCTGAGGACGTCGACCTCGCGCTGAAGCTGCTGGCCACGCTCGACCTACCCGCACCTGTCACCCGCGTCCCCATGTGGGAGGCGGTGCTCCGACTCGACGACGATCGCTCGGCGGGCCAGCCGTGGATCTCGGAGGGTATGCGCACTAAGGGCGAAACTAAGAGTGAGCCTGACCGCCTGTGCCCGCGCGTTGAGGACGCGACTCTCAAGCTGCTCAGGTATTTCGAGACGGGCGAGGAGGACGGCGCTTTCCTCATAGCTACGGATAAGGCAAAGGATGAGCTGCGGCCGCCTTATGACGAGTTGGGGCATCCCAAGCAACCCCGCCTAATATCTATGGTCCCCGTGCATTGCCACGTGGCCATGGACATGTTGTATGGCAACGTGCGCCTCGCTCTGGTTTCCAGGCACGGTGAGCCGCCCCTGGCGCTGGGAATCAACCCCCATGGGCCCATGTGGACGCGGGTCTGCGAGATGCTCGCTGCCGAAGGGGACCCATTCGAAGGGGACCTAAAGAAGCAGGAGCACTGTGTGAGCGTCGGTTTCATTCAGCTGATCCTCCACTGGATGGGTTCGCAGATCGACCCACCCCTCGAGCCCGAAATCGCGGTGCGTGTTGCCCACTCCCTCGGGGGTATCTGGCACCTCTTCAGTGGGTTGCTCTACCGCCGCCTGCACGGGCACCCTTCCGGACACTTGCTCACGGTCGAGTTGAACTCGATCTCGCTCTGGCTAGCTCTGATGCTCTCCATCATCAAGTACACCTCCTGCACGGTGGACGCGGCAATCCGCTTCTTCACTCTCGTGTACGGGGATGACAACCTTGGGGGCATGAGAGGCCAGGTGACTTTCGAACAGCTCACGGCTGGGCTCCTCCATTACGGTTTTATCATGACCCCAGCCGACAAGGCCATGCGTGGTGTCGCAGGTTACCGTCCGACCCGGGACAAGATGGTGTTCCTCAAGAGGTCGGTGTCGTGCTACGTCGAGCACGAGGGCAGGCGTGTCTACATCGCTCAGCTGGCCAAAGCCAGCATTCTCAAGAGCATAGCCTATCGTAAGCGGGACGATAAGGATGGCACCAAATGGGTGGCCAGGGTCCTCTCCGCCATTCGTGAGGCTGCCAAGTACGATCGCGCGTTTTACGACTACGTGGTCGACTTAGCTCTCAGGGCCACGGCTCAGCTAGGCTGGCGTGTGGCCTTTGGGGGCCGGGATGTTGCCATCCCGAACTACGACGCGGCATTTGCGAGGGTGATAAGCGATGCCACCAAGGGCTGTTCCGACGCCGATGAGGACTTCTTCGGCCTTGGCAGCCCCAGCCAGGCCTGACGGCCCTGGCGCCATAGCGTCGTCCCCACCAGACCCCGCATCACCAGCGGGGATTTCGACTGGGGTTGACTATGGCGCCAACGCGTGGCACTCTTGTGCCCGGGAGCAGGGTTCTCCACAAACCCGACCTTGGGGTGGCCCAACGAACAATCCCACCGCACGGCCTGCGTTATGGCCGGGAGTAGGGATCTCCACAAGCCCGAACTTGGGGTGGCCCAACTAACAATCCCACCGTCTGCGTAGACGTAAAACTCGCTGGCTGGCCTACGAGGCTCATCGCCCGACAGGGCCCTTCTTTTGCGAACCGCCGAACAACAAAACCCCGACTCCACCCCCGCCACGCAACACCAGCTCACCGCCTTCGCCGACACCAGTACCGACGTCACACAGCCACTTAGGACCGGGCCACCCCCCGCCCACGTCGGTCTCGACACTGCCCCCACCGTCACTCCAGCCCCCGCCATCAACCTCCGCGAGTACCCGGTTGCGTCTTTCACCTGGCCTACCAGTGCCTCCTCGGGCACGCTCCTCCACTCCGTCCTCTTCCCCGACGCTTTCATTGGAGGTTCTGGCTTCTCGTTCATTCAGAACAAGATCACCAATTTCTCTGCGGCTCGGCATGGGGTTAGGCTCAGTGTCCGGACCAACGGCAACAAGATGTTGTACGGCGCACTCCTATGTTCCTGGGAACCCGCCGTCCATCTCGGAGGTAGCCGGAGCGACCTCAACATTTACAGCTCCTCCGGCCTCCCCCACATGCTCGTTTCTGCCAACGCCCCCATCACAGAGGTCATGGAGTGCCCATATCACTCCCCCGACCCTTACTACTCCGTCGATGGGTACCAGTCCGGTTGTGTTGGTGCTCTTGACGTTTGGGTTGCTGCTCCTCTTATGGCTGTCGAGACTACGACGGCCACGGCGTTGCAGGTCACGGTGTATGCGCAAATAACCGACCTGGAACTGCTCTATCCCACGGCTGACGCCACAGTGGGTGCGCCCTCGCCGCTTACGCGTGCGGCGGCTTAATTTCTTTTGTTAATAGCCGAATCTAACAAAGTTACTGAAGCCGCCGGCGCAACAGCCGAGGCATTAAAGAAGAGCGCCGCAGGCCTGGTATCCGGGGTGGCCTCAGCTGCCGTTGGGGCCTTGGGTCCCACAGTGCAGGCGTTCCTGGGCCCGGTGAGAGCCATGGCCGACCTTATGGGGTTCGATCGACCCCGCACCGTGGCGGCCGTTACGGCCGTCCGGGCAGACCCCTTCTTCGGGCTCCACCAGTCCTCCGGGCTGGACAACTCCACTCTCATGGCCCTTGACCAAGGGACCACGCTCCCGGTGGTGCCCCAGGCTGGCAGGGAGATGACGGACGAGATGTCGCTCAAGTACCTGGCTGGGCAGCCAAGCCTCCTCGGGACGTTCACTTTCACGCAGACTAACGCGGTCGGGGACGTCCTGTGGTCTGTTCCTGTTGACCCGCGGATGTCCCAGGTGGTAGCCGGTACCCCCAGTGTGGTTTTCCCCACCCACCTCGCTAAGGCGTGCTTTCCATTCCGGCAGTGGCGTGGCTCCATCCGTTACCGATTCTACGTGTTTGCCAGCTCCTTTCACAGCTGCAGGATGCGGTTAGTGTTCACTCCCGGCGACGTTTTGCCCGCGAGCAATTACTATGACAACTACACGAAGATCGTGGATGTTCAGGGCGAGACGGTGTTCGACGCCGTGGTCCCTTTCATGTGGGCCGCCCAGTTCGCCGAGGGAGCGATCGGCACCATACGCGTGTACGTGGAGACCCCCATATCCGAGATCTCCAACGACATGGATGCTCCTATTACCATTCTCGTCTACACGGGTGGGCAGGACGATCTCGAGCTGCGCGACCCCACGGGCTTCATGCTGCTGCCGCAGTCTTCGATCCAGCAAGCTGAGGGCGAGTCTCAACCTTTCGCCGATTTCGCCCAGGCTGGGGAGCCGCTCATGATGAGCGCTCGCGCTGTGAAGGTTGCCGACGGGCAGAACACGGACGTCATCACGCACATCACACAGCTCACGCATCGCCCGTGCCAGTGGATAACCAGCTGTCTTGACCTCGCGTATGCCGCACGTCTTACGTTGGGCGCTCAGTTCGACGGAAACCCCAAGTGGACATACCACACGGAGGCTGACAGCAACTTCATCCTCTTCAACGGGGTTGACTGGTACGAGGGTTACGGCTACTGGTTTCTCCCCGGCAGCAGCCGCGGCATCCCCCGTCTTCTGGACCACTTCGCCTCCTCCTACCTCTTCTGGAGGGGCGGGTCCCGGGTTAAGATGCTGAGCAAGGTGGGCTCCGCGGCATCCGGGGGCCCAGCCTCTAGTGGCCGCATTATGGCGGTCCCAGTGCATCCGTCCCGCACCGCCTACGTGGCGCGAGCTGGCCGCCGCGGGGGGGGTTCCCCCGACGTTGTCGGGCTCATCTGCGACCCACTCGGGACGGACCAGGACGACCTCGACGGTATCACTCACACTAAGAATAGCGTGATCATGCCCGCCGGCACAGTCTATGGGGACCTCAATCGGCAGGACACCTTCGAGGTGGAGGTGCCTTACAACTCCACACGCCTCTACCTCCCTGTACGCGTGCGACGGCTCAGCGTGCCTCAAGGGGTTACCGATCTCACTCTCGGTCAAACGCAAAGAGTGGGGCTCATTGCCGACGAGCAGTTCGGCAACGTCGTTAGCAGCGTCTACTATGCTACCGGCGATGATTACAGGCTACACTACGTAGGGCCAGAGCCGCCCTGCAACATTGTGACAG